AACCGCCCCAAAGATCGCCGCACCTACAGCAACTACGGCTCCTGCAGCAATGGCTATGCCTTTAGCGGCTGCTCCACCCATTAATGATAATTTGTCTCCCAAAGCGTCCGAACTGCCGCCAACTTTATCCAGGTCGTCTTTTAGTTTATCAGACCCCGATTTGCTGACTTTTTCAATCTCAGACCATGATTGCTTTACCGCGTCCGATTGCTCTTTGCTTTGTTTTTTATACTCAGATGTTAATGCCTCCCCTTGGGTCTTTAATTTCTTCGAATCCTTCTCAGCGCCGCTGGTGTCTACACCAGTTTCGATTATAATTTTGCCATCTGCCAACATGATGATGGAAACATTCGGCATTTCAAGCGATGAAGCCTATACCTTAATTGCTCAGGGTGCACAAAAAGGGTTAAATAAAAACGATGATTTGCTCGATACCATCAACGAATACTCATCGTCATTCAAACGTCTCGGATTAAATTCTGAGGAAATGTTTAATGCCCTTGTCAACGGAGCAAAAAGCGGAACATTCTCCGTCGACAAGCTTGGTGACGCGGTTAAAGAATTTGAAATAAGAGCTAAAGACGGGTCAGATGTAACGAATGATGCGTTTAAGGCATTGGGGCTAGAGGCTGATGCGACTGGACGAAGTTTTGCAGAAGGTGGCAAAGCAGGCAAGAAAGCCTTCTCTGCTGTAACCAAAGCACTATTTGAGATGGAAGACCCTATGGAACAAAACACCGTGGGCGTCGCGTTGTTCGGCACCATGTGGGAAGATTTGGGGCCGACAGGGGTTAAAGCTTTGGTCGATATCCAGGGCGAAGCCAACAAAACCGCAGGTACTTTAGACGAAATCAATGAAATTAAATATGATGATTTTGGATCAGCGATAACAGGGATTGGCCGTCGATTTGAAACAAGTGTTCTTGCCCCAATCGGGGAGAAAATATTACCGATACTGAACGACTTCGCCGGAGTGCTTAAAGAAAATATGCCGATTATCGAAGACTATGCAACGGGAATCGGCGACATCTTTGCGGCTCTTGCAGCCGGCCTGATGGGTGCTGATGCACCGGCTCAATTAGAGGGTTGGGAACGGGGGTTTTTTAACCTCGGGGAAACTGCAAATGAAGTCGGAGCAATCATTTTCGAAGTAATTGACGGAATCAAGACAAATTTAGATTCAAATGCACCGGCCATTGATGCAGCGGTAAAAACATTAAATGAATCTATGCAACGCCTTGGCGACACGGGTGGAGAAGAGTCTGAGTTAGGTCAAATGCTGGGAATGATCGATGAAATAATTATCGGAGCTCAGAAAGCCGCCACGCTATTAAATAATCTCAGTGTTGTGGCGTCCGTTAGTGGCAAATTAGTGGGAACTGCGCTTAGCTTAATGAATCCGTTTGAAATTGATCAAGCCGGAGAAAAAACCGAAAAACTAAAAGAATACGGCGATGAATTGACGGAAGCGTACGATAATCTCTGGAGGGATCTACAAGAAGACGCCTATGAAGCCGGAGCCGGCAACCAACAGATGCTGGCAAGCGGCATGGAAGCAAATCGGCAATATGTATCAACTGCAGCTAACAACACTGCAATAATAGCAGCTGGTCCGGTTAAAAAATTGCCGGGAGAAATGCAAGCGGCGGGAGCGTCCGGGGCGATGAATTTAGGCGATGGAATAAATGCCGGCACGCCGTGGGCACTAATTGACGCGAAACATTTACACGATAGCGTTAAGGACGCAAGCGATCCTTTGGTTGAAGAATTGGGCGGAATCGGCTCAGGTGCCGCAACGAGCATGGGTGCAGGTATTGATGTTTCGGCTCCGATTGCCGGGTTAGCAGCTGTGGGCATCTACGATATCGTAACTGGTGCACTTAATTCTTTACCAACCGACTTAAAGGCTACGGCTGTTGATATGATTAACAAGATAAGAGATGGCATCGTTGAAACGGCATCAAATGTTTATGGGGCTGTAACTGGTCTCGTTAACGATATCTTGACAAAGTTTAAAGAAGGACTGGGAATTGCGTCACCGGCAAAAGAGTTATTCGAAATCGGTAAATACATGATCCAGGGCTTGATTAACGGGCTTAACGGCGATAGCTTAATGGCTTTTGTAAACAGCATGATTCAGGATTTAAAAGATAAATTCGCAGCCGGAAGTTTTAATCTTAAAGCAGCTATTGATTTTATTGGCACCGGCGCCGCTGAGTTCTTCAAATCGATCGGCATTGGCGGAGCAGACTTTAAAGGTTTGACAGTTCCGGTTGATGGTGCGATTACATCAGGGTTCGGATATCGTGATTCATTCATGACAGACAGCGGCGAAATGTCCAGTTCTGATCATCCAGGTATCGACATTGGCGCGGCATATGGCGCAGCAGTTGGTGCAGCTGGCGCTGGAACGGTAACGCAGGCGGGTTGGAACGGCGGATACGGTAATTCTGTAACAATCGACCACGGTAATGGTCTAGAAACACTTTATGCTCATTTATCAGAGATATTGGTTAGTGTTGGCGATTTAGTCACGCAAATGCAAACCATCGGTCTTGTCGGCTCGACCGGCAATTCAACTGGTGCCCATCTCCACTTTGGTGTATATCAGGATGGCGTGGCAGTTGACCCTTCTTCTTTATTCGGATTAGCGACTGGAACTAACAGGGTACCGCGGACGGCACCGTATTTACTTCATAAGGATGAGGCAGTTATACCTAAAAAGTATAATCCGTATTTAAATAACGGGCCGGGTTTTTTCGCTGGCGTTGCTGAAAAGATGCAAGCCGCAGTAGCAGAAGAGTCTTACAAGTGGACAACCAGTAATTCAGCAAAATCAAACCTTAAAGCAGCGGTTGAGTCTGTTTCAGTTATTGGTGGAAGTAACGCTGATAATAACTCAGGCGAAATATTAGATGCTCTTAATCGCTTGATAACTGTTGCCAGCACTGGCGGTAATGTCTTAATCGATGGAGATAAGCTTGTTGGCATAATTGATAAAAAATTCGGTGCAATAACCGGAATTAAAGGAAGGGGCGGGGTTGTATGAGTCGAGCTGATGTAATTGTTAATGAAACGTCTTTAGTGGATTTGTTTAAGATACGCATGTTGTCGGTTAACATCTCCCCGCCTAAGCCGCAATTAACACTGATCCAGATACCAGGGACAAGTGATTCAATCGATTTGTCTGAAGCGATAAGCGGAGATATTGAGTATGATCCAAGAGAACTAACGGTTATTTTTGAATATGTCGGAGCGAAAGAAAGTTTTCACGCGATGCATTCAAAAATATCAAACTTTCTACACGGGCGAAAGATGCAGATTGTATTTTCGCAGGATTCCGGGTTTTATTATTTAGGCAGACTTTCGGTTGACAGCTATAAGTGGGAATTGTACGGTGGGACATTGACGCTGTCCGCAACTGTCGACCCCTACAAATACGAAACCCAATCCAGCCTAGAACCATGGGAGTGGGATAGTTTTTCATTCTATGACGGGATTATCCGCAATTATTATGATATTACTGTACCGGGATCAATCACCATCATTGGCCGTCGAAAAAGAGTCTGTCCTAAAATCATCTGCAGCGGTGCGATGACGGTGGCGTATCTTGGCAATACCTATAACCTGGTCACCGGCGAGAACATCATCCCTGATATATTCCTAGGCGAGGGCGAACACGTCCTGACGTTTGCCGGAACTGGAACCGTCGACATTGATTACAGGGGGGCGAGCCTATGAAAGTTGGTTATAAAACCCAAATCGAAAATGAGGGCTGGAATATTGCGGTAGTCGACGGGGCCACATCTGGAACCGTCGGCAAGGGCCTAAGACTTGAAGCGCTGATTATTGAGTTGTTGGAAAAAGGCGGTCTCAATGTCGCTATCGAAGCGCAAGCACATGTCCAAAACGTTGGCTGGCAACCGCTAAAAACAGATGGCGAAATAATCGGTACGGTGGGCGAAGGGTTAAGGCTTGAAGCCTTACGGGTTCGCCTGATCGGAACTGATGCAAAAAAATATAAAATCAAGTATCGATTACATATTGAAAACATCGGTTGGCAAAACTGGAAATCTGATTGGGAAATAGCCGGTACGACGGGCGTATGGTTAAGGGCCGAAGCCATTGAAATTGTTCTTGAATTGATCAAAGAAGAAGTCGTTGTAGTGGTGCCAAACAAACCGATTGACGATCCGACGCAGATCATTGTGCCGATAACAGACCCCAATTCAGCAATCCCGCCTGAAAAAATATTATGCGCCAGCTACTCCACGCATGTCGAAAACTATGGCTGGGGTGCAGAGGTCACCGATGGCCGTTTATCAGGACGGGTGGGCCAGGGGTTGCGAATGGAAGCAATTCGGATATCATTAATTAATACTGGGACGCTGAATTTAGGCGTCGCCTACTCCACTCACGTCGAAAATATCGGATGGCAACCGGAAGTAGCGAACGGAGCCACGGCTGGCACCACGGATCAAGGGCTGAGGCTTGAAGCCACAAAAATGCATCTGACCGGGACGGACGCCTACAAATATTCAATCTGGTACCGGGTGCATGTCCAAAACGAGGGATGGCAAGAGTGGTGCCGTGATGGTGATGTCGCCGGAACAATTGGTCAGGCGTTGCGCGCCGAAACGATCCAGATCATCATTACGCTAAAATCAGAAAACATTATCCGCAATCCAGGCGATGCGCCACTGATCGCAGTTGATTACCGGTCACATATTCAGAACCTAGCATGGGCCCCGTGGGTTAAGAACGGCCAAAAGACCGGAACCACTGGATTGGGCCTGCGCATGGAAGCTCTGGAAATAAAATTATCGTCGTTGGACGGTCTGGATATCGGCATAAAGTACCGCGTCCATGTGCAAAATGTTGGTTGGCAACCATGGTTTAATGATGGTGCAACAGCCGGTACAGTCGGCCAGGGATTGCGAATCGAAGCAGTTGAGATTGTTCTGACCGGAGTTGATGCCAGTAAATATACGGTTCAATATCGGGGGCACCTGGAAAACACCGGTTGGACATCGTGGAAAAAGAACGGGGGCACACTGGGAACCACTGGAGAAGCAATACGCCTAGAAGCCGTGTCAATCGTTCTAATAAAAACGGTCGATCTAAATGCAGTGGTCACGAATGAGATTAAAAACAATGCTCCCATTATATCGATATGGGCGTCGGACTTCCCCCGGGCTGATGTGTTACTGCACGACATCCGGACGGAATACCGGTTACTGAGCGCCAAACCAACAGAGGGCATCAACAAATCATCCGGGATGACATTTACAATTGACCCCACACACCCACATTATAGCAAACTAAGAAAAATGCACACGACAATTTTAGTCTATGAAGTTTACTCCAACACACGAATAGAACTGGTATTCGAGGGCAGGATATTGTCAGACACCGAAGATTTTAACAAAAAACGAGTGGTGACCTGCGAGGGCGAGTTGGGGTATCTGCTGGATAGTATCCAGCGACCGGCCCAATATATCAACGTTACCCCAGAACAGTGGTTCACCCAGGTATTAGATAATCACAATATGCAAGTCACGTCTGATAAACGACTCCATATGGGAATCTGTACAGTTTTAGGCGATGGAACCGGGATTAATATATCCACTAATTACCGAACACACATCGAGAATCTATCATGGTTAACGTGGGTTCGCAATGGCGATGATAGCGGTACAACCGGTTCGGGATTGCGAATGGAAGCGCTGGAATTAACACTGGAAAATATTGGGAGCCTGGATATTGGCGTCACCTATCGGGCGCACCTGGACGGTACTGGTTGGCAAGAATGGAAAGCAGATGGCGCCACGGCCGGAACAGTCGGTCAAAGCGTCGAGATGCAAGCGGTTGAGATTAAGTTAACCGGAGCGGATGCTGGGAAATTCTCTATCCGATATCGGGTTCATGTCGAAAATGAAGGCTGGCAGGATTGGAAGATGGATGGTGAGACGGCCGGAACTACCGGGCAATCACTACGAGCTGAATCGATTATTATTATTATCGTCTCGAAGGTGGACGGTGATGCCAACACCCTGCAAGACAGCCTATTTCGTGAAAATGAGTATGTAAATACCCTGGAACTGATCAAAACCACCATGCTGGACACCCTGGGTGGCGTACTGGTGATCGAGCGGATCGGGGGCATTAAGTTCCTGAATTACTTGGAAAACTATGGTTCAGTTAATTCACAGCCAATAAGATTCGGTGTCAATCTATTGGACTATTCCAAAATAGTCGATGCCAGCGGAATCTATACGGCCCTGGTGCCGTTTGGCAAAGAAATCGACGGAAAGAAATTGACAATAGCCACGGCAAACAACGACTGTGATTACATCTATGACGAATTGGCCGTCGCTGAATATGGCTGGATTTTCAAAGAGTGCGAGTGGCCGGACATCGACAGCGCTTCGGCGTTATTGTATGCGGCAAAATTAAAGCTGGCCGGATTGGTTAAGCAGGGCATATCGCTGGAATTAACAGCGGTCGACCTTAGCATGGTCAATGTGGACATCCAAAAGTTTCAAGTCGGCGATATGGTTCGATGTGTGTCGGAGCCGCATGACCTAGACACATTCCTTTCGGTCAGCAAAAAAGAACGCGACCTACTAAACCCAGGCAATGACCGGATTGTTTTAGGTGGCGTTACTCAAACGCTCACAGACCGGATCAGCGGCCCGCTTGGCGGCGGGATTATGGGCATCGTCACGACGACGGCGAACACGGTTAAAAATATGGAATACGTGTCAAATGAATTATCGTTTCTGATCAAAATCACCGCCGAAACGGTCGACGAGCAAGGAACGACGATCAATGAGACGAAATTAGAAATGGATGCATTCCACATTACCCTAGAAGCGACAGAAACGAGAATCACTGAAGCCGAAGAGGCGATTGAAGCGGCGCAATTATTAATTACACCAACGGCGATAACGGCGACAGTGAGAAGCAGTACAGAGTATGTAGCAGATCTGGCAAACAAAGCAACGGTCGGGGACTTGGGAGCGCTGACAAGCCGGGTAACAACAGCAGAACAGAAAATTACGGCGGATGCGATCGTGTCGACGGTAACAAGTAGCTCAACTTATACAACGGCCCTGGCTGGGAAGGCCAGCACTGCGGATCTGGCAGCAAAAGCAAATGCAACCGATCTTGGAAGTTTGACAACAAGGGTATCGACAGCAGAGTCTAAAATAACGGATAGCGCGATAGTTTCGACAGTAACTAGCAGCGCGACCTATACAAACGCCATGACCGGGAAGGTAAGCACGACGTCGGTAATATCATCAATTAATCAATCGGCGGAATCGATAACGATAAACGCATCAAAGGTTAACATCACCGGGTTTGTGACGTTCGCAAACCTGAGCAATGCCGGGCAGACGACAATTAACGGCGGGAATATATCAGGTGGGTCTTTAAATTTTTCAAACTTTTCCTGCACCGGATACATTCAATTAACATCGACATCCACAAATGCCGGGATGGCTTTTAACCATTCCCCAAGTGGCCGGTTTGGTGGCGTGTATGCGACGTCAGCATACGGCGCGAATTTATATTCTGGATCTGGTGGAATTTTACTAAAGGCGAACGACGGCAGTGATGTTACGGTAACATATGGATTAAAGGCTAATAATGTGCCAAACACTACTACAGCCGCATCAACAAAAGTTACCGAGTTAGCGGTGTTTTATGATTCGGGGGCGAGTAAATATTATCTAAATGTTACTTGCAACAGCACGAACCGGGGCGCCTATTTTGACGTATCCGATCAGCGGCTAAAAACAAACATCAGGGATTCCGACATTAACGCACTGAGTAAAATAACAAAAGCAAGACTACGATCATTTAATTGGATCGAGAATGGCGGATACAATGATTGTGGGGTTGTAGCACAAGAAATAGAAAAAGATCTAGGAGAAAAGTATGTGCTAAAAGTACCACAACCGAATGGTGGCATTAATTACCAAATCGCCAGCGCTGAATTTACCCCACTGATAATGAAAGCTATCCAGGAATTGAATGCAAAATTAACAGAAACAACGGCCAGACAAGCCAATGAGATCGCCTATTTACAATATCAAGTGAAAGAATTAAAAGGAGAATTGCCATGTTAGAAATAACGAAAGAAACAATAATCAAAGGAACCTCAAAGGTTGGAGACGCTGCCGTGAAAATGTTCGAGGCGAGAATTAACACATCGAACCCAGAAACAATGGCATTTAACCACTACGTGGTCAACAATGATCTGTACAAACCAAACCGGAAAGCCATTGGCGCCGAAGAATCACAATTTGAAGATGTAGCATATGATTTCCAGGATCAGTTAATCGCAGAAAAGGCGGCCCAGCTATGAAAATGAAAAACATTGACATATACAACAAACTACGCGAACTGGCCCCATTAACAGCGCTACCATTGCCGATAAAGCTTACCTATGCATTTTTTAAAAATGCGAAAAAGATGGAAAAAGAAAATGAGTATTGTTCCGATTTGGCTATAGGATTGTTGAGCAAATACGACGGCGACGATAAAAACGCAGAGTATCAAAAAGAACTGAATGAATTGCTAAACATCGAGGTCGATATTGATTTCCAAATGGTGTCGGAATCGGTTTTGGACGGAGATTTTGAAATCACGCTACAACAATTATCGGCACTTGATTTTATGATTGAATAGGAGGCGGGGACATGGCCAATTTAACAGCATTAATAGCGGCCCTGAAAACAGCATCAAAGGGAGAGGATGTCCGGGACGCAATTGCCGATACATTATCGGCAGTAAATGTCGATAACATCGCGATCGAAGAACACCTGGATGAGTTGGAACCGAAAATAAACGACATCGACGAAAACGTATCGAGTACATCCGCTAGCGCAAGTACGGCGACAACAAAAGCCAGCCAGGCCGCGGCATCAGCGACCGCCGCGGCCGGATCGGCTGCCACCGCATCGACAAAAGCTGGCGAGGCAGCGGCATCGGCATCAGCAGCCAGTACCAGCGCTGGGACGGCAACAACTAAGGCCGGCGAGGCATCAGCATCAGCGACTGCGGCCAGTGGATCGGCTGCAACAGCGACAACAAAAGCCGGGGAGGCGGCAAGTTCGGCGGCATCAGCGAGCGGATCCGCATCAACAGCGGCAGATGAATCAACAGCAGCAGCAGGGTCAGCGGCAGCGGCTTCAGCCAGCGCAGATAATGCCAGTGATTCAGAGGTTATCGCAACCACCCAGGCGGGTATTGCGACAACCAAGGCGACTGAGGCGGGCGCAGCTAAGACAGCAGCAGAAACAGCGCAAGGGATAGCCGTCCAGGCTAAGGACGATGCCGTGACCGCTAAGAATGCCGCTGAGCTGGCAGAAAATCACGCCGAAACGGCAGAGGCGAACAGTACGGCGTCGGAGTTGGCAGCAGCAGCATCCGCATTGGCGGCGAGCGGATCCGAAGCAACGGCGACAACTAAGGCCGGGGAATCGGCAGCGAGCGCAGCGGCGGCCCTGGCATCCGAACAGGCAGCCGAAACAGCCAAAGACCAAACCCAGGCAATCAAAGATGCAGCAGTATTGGCCATGACAGACACCACCAATTCAACTGAGGTGATCGCTGCCCGAAAGGGCCAGGTGAGTCTAGGCGCAAAAATCGACAGCATTGATTCGCAATTGGCAGATATTTCGACACAAATTGATGCAACTGAACAAGGCGAAAGTATTAATTTGGATGGTGGTATTAGGCTTGGACAGCGAAAAAAACAAGCCATTATTACATTTACATCAGACGATGGGGCTGTTGCTGATTATACAAAATTAAAACCTGCTTTTGAAGTGCAAGGAATGCCAGTAACAATGGGCATTATAACATCTAAAATGAATACAGGTGGATATCTAACAACGGCACAACTGCAAGAACTTGAAGGGTTAGGATGGGAAGTGGCGTCGCATACACACGGCCATATTTCAATGTCTAGTTTAAGTACAGAAGCTGAAATTGAAGCTGAACTAAGCCAGTCAAAAGCAGAACTAAACGCCCTAGGGTTTAAAGCTCCAAATATTATATATCCATTTGGCGGGCATGATGAACGTGTGAGAAGATTAGCTAGAAAATATTACCGAAGCGGACTTAAGGTTGGAGGAGGACTAAATTCTACTCCTTTACATACATATGCGATAACACGTGTTGCAGTTGGTTCGTACTTTGACCCGCAAAAAGCGGCATATCCTTACAACACAAATACATTAGAGTATTATAAATGGCGGGTAGATGAAGCAGTAGCAAACAATATGTACTTGGTATTAATGATGCATCCCGGATATGCAGATCACGACGCCACACAGCAGCAACATGTAATTGATTTGCTTGCCTATATAAAAAGCCTTAATGTACTGACGCTTACTTTAAACGATGCTCTTGACAAAATTGGAAATCTTGTTGATGTTGGGGATTATACAGGTGGAACAGAGACAGACGAGGGCGACTACTTTGCTGTTGACTGCCAAGGTAATGCAATATCAAAGGCAATCAGCAATACATTGCCAATAGTGTTTGACGATTCTAAGTTATCTACCGACCTAATTGCTACTTACAAGGTAGGTAAAATCACATATACAAAAATTACTTCTGGTAATGCGTCAACATTTCCTGAAGGGCTACCTGGGTTGTTGATTACAGATTATGCTATACTTGAAGCGGGATATCAGAGACAGAAGTATGTTATTTTTAATACAGATAAAGTTTATGAGAGATATACCAAAACAAATGGATCTTGGTCTACATCTTGGTTGGAATATGTTAAAGGTGCAGCCGCTTTTACTGCAACGATAAACATTGGTACTATAGCAGCAAATAGTACGGTGGATATTACTATTAACACATCATTAGTTTCACCAAAAGATTTTATTTTAATATCTCCTATTACGGATCTAGAATCTGGTTTAATAATTATGCCATACACAGTATCAACATACAGTTACATTAAAATCAGAGTAGCTAATATAACAACAGCAGCAATAACCAGTGGAAACAAAGATATGTATATCAAAGTCATCAGAGAACATTAAGTCACAATTGGACAAAATTGCGAACTAAAATGATGGAGAAAATAATGAAATATTTAACACATCTTATTGAAAATTGGAGAGTGGCTGGACATGCTGCAACGGATATGTTTGCACACTTGATACACGGAATATTACCCTGTATCAAAATCAAGCACCACCAGCCAAGATAAAATTGGCCATGAAGCACCTTAACAGGTGCTTTTTTGATGCAAAAAATCTGAAAGGGGCGGGAAATGAATGTAGACATTACAGTTATGGCGAGTCTTATTTGTACGGTCGGCGGCTTCGTATTAGCCCGGATTGTTTACGGGAGAAACAAGGCCAAAGATGACAAGGCCGAAGGTGCCAGTATTGCGACCATCACGTCCGACATGGGATATATAAAATCCAGCGTCGATGGGATTGACAAGAAGTTAGAAAAGCAAGCCGATAAGCACGTGGAGTTAATACAACGTGTTTGCAGTGTGGAAGAGTCGGCAAAGCAAGCGCATAAGCGCATTGATAGTATAGAAGGAGAGATAAGATGAACATGGAATTTTTAAAAGCAGCAGGAATTAGAGCGCTGAAGACCATAGCACAGACAGCGGCAGCCACGATCGGGACAACCGCCGCCATCGGTCAGGTTGACTGGTTAATGGTAGCGTCAACGGCGGGATTGGCGGGGATATTGTCGTTATTGACGTCACTGGCCGGATTGCCAGAGGTGAAGTAATGCGCTATAAAGTCCACATCCAAAACAAAGGCTGGTCTGATTGGGCTGAAGAAGGCCGCCGGGCTGGAACGTCCGGTGAAAGCCTGAGACTGGAAGCAATCATCATCGAGGGCGTTGACGAATATCGGGTTCACATTCAAGACAAAGGTTGGTCAGAATGGGTCATGGCCGGGGAGGTCGCTGGAACTGTTGGCGAGGGCAAGCGGATCGAAGCGATCGAGATCAAAGGCAAGGATGTCAATTACCGGGTTCACGCTGAGAACATCGGCTGGATGGATTGGGCCAGAAGCGGGGAAATGGCCGGTACCACTGGTGGTGGGTTGCGGATTGAAGCAATCCAATTAATCGAATCAGTTGAGCCGTTGGGGGTTGATGATACCCGGGCCGGGGTGAATATCGAACCGAAACCGGTGGCGCCCGTTGAACCATCGAAACCGGCCGGGAATTTATCGGGGCGGGTTATTTGTATTAATCCGGGTCATGGTGGTAGCGACCCCGGAGCCTGTGGCGATTTAAGGGAATCAGATATGAATCTGACCGTCGCTATGCGATTAGGCCAGTTATTGGCCGAACGTGGGGCCCGGGTGGTTTATACCCGAACCAGTGACGTTCGTGTGCCACTGTCAGATCGGCCAGCGATTGCCAACAATGCGGGCGCGGATTTATTTATCAGCATCCACCACAACGGTTCGAATGATCCCAGTGCGTCGGGGACGTTGGCTATTTGCTACCCAGGAACCGATGCCGGGTATCGATTGGCGACCTTGTGCCTAAACGGACTTTACAACCGCTTAGGGTTGCAACAGCGAGGATTGATCCAGCGGGATGATTCGGACGTGACCTATAGCGATATGCCCGCAGTGATCACCGAGGCCAGTTTTGCCAGTTGTCCGGCTGACTGTGCGCTGTTCAACAACGGCGGGGCTGAGTTGGAAGCGTTGGGGATTTTGGACGGGATTTTGGCGTATTTTGGATAGTTGATTTTACTTGCCCGGCCACAGGATTTGTTGCAACTCGTTTAGGTAGCGACATTCGTGTCGGTCGCAAATTAGTTATGCAAGGTTATGCAAGAAATTTATGCAAGCTGCCGGTACCTTCGGGTCTTTCCGGGGTGGGGGATGGTTCAAATTTGAGCTGTCCTTTTATTGATTTTGTGATATAATAAACTCGCAGAACAAAAACGGTAGACCGTTTTCTGTGGTGTCGTGCCTGCACGAACCCATTTTTTTCAAGAAACGTTTTATGGATGATAGCTTGATCAACTATCACAATTCAGTTTTCGGGCCATCCTCCGGGGTGGCTTCTTTTTTTTATGCCTTTTTTTCAGTATCGATTGAGATCGCCTGGCATCTGTGATAGAATATATAGGCAAGATAGCAAAGGCCTAATTACCCTTTGCGACAAGTACGGTTTCCTGACTGTACTTCTTGCGTTAGTAAAATTCAGGAGCAAATACTACAGGAGGTGTTATTTTTATGCACGAAAACGAAATTACCATGAAGATTATTGCAGAGGTCACAGACCGATTCCCAGAAGTGGACGGAAATACTCTAAGGGATATTATCGAAAGAGAGCTGTATAAGTACGAGATCCAGCCTAAGACGACCGCCCTGGTGGTCCGATCAGACATGAATGAAATGATTGTACTGTACCTGGCCACCAAAAAACTGGACGGCCTGAGCGACAAGACTCTGGCGAATTATGCGCTGCACTTAAGACGATTCTCAAATTATATTCAGAAAAATGTGGCCGACATTACGGCCATGGATATCCGGATGTTTCTGGCCGATCTGATCAAGTATAAAAATCTGAAAAACTCAACACTGGAAACAGAAAAATCTATCATCAAGAGTTTCTTTGTTTGGTTGGAAAATGAGGATTATATTGTTAAGAGTCCTACCCGGAAGATTAAATCAACCAAGGTGGAGAAGCGGGTTAGAAAATCGCTGACAGCTGAGGAACTGGAATTAATGCGGGATGCCTGCAGCACAAACCGGCAACGGGCGTTACTGGAATTTACATTTAGCACAGGTGGACGGTTGTCAGAGATCACCCAGGTCAATATACAGGATATCAACTGGCATGAACGATCCGTTAATATAATCGGAAAAGGTAACAAGGAAAGAACGATTTACTTTTCTCCAAAGGCAAAGATCTATCTTCAGAAATATTTCAATGAGCGCAAATCATTTCCAATTGTAAATGATGCCCTGTTTGTATCGCAGAAAAGACCGTTTGGCCGGTTAGGAGATCGGGCTGTTGAAAAAGAGATCGGGAAGATCGCTGTACAAGCCGGATTCGACAAGGTTGTATTTCCGCATCTGCTCAGACATACCTTTGCGACATTGGGGCATAAAGCCGGGATGCCGCTCAATGTGCTGCAGGAGTTAATGGGACATTCGAACCCCGGGACGACTCAGATCTATGCGGCGTTGGATAATGAATCAGTGAAAGCTGAGTATCGGAAACGGATAATTCAATAAAAAACAAGGGCCACTTCTTAATTGAGGTGGCCTTTTTTTATTTTCGAGAAATGTTTGCCACACAAGTTGCCACACGTTGAAATTGATTTCAACCGGGAGTATAATGGATAAAAAGTGTGGAGGGAAAAAGATGGAAGTGAAAGTGTTAGACGAATTGGCCGAAATTAAAAATATGTTGGTTATGTTGCAAAAATCAGTTGATGAATTAAAAACGCAAGCAAACACTGGAAATAGATCTAGTGATACTGACAAGCAGATAATAGAATACGTAGAAGCGATGAAAAAATTATAGAAAAAAGAGAATCTGCTCTGATTGCCACTTCATTGTGGCTTTTTTTATTGACCTCAACTCCGAACGGGTGTACTATAAAACAAACGTTCTCTTTGAGGTGGTAAAATGAAATTAGTAAAGAAATTCGTCGAAGTGGTGGCAAAATTCGATGAAGACGGTATAACGCCAGTATCGATCCAGTGGCCCGATGGGCGGGTATTTGATGTGGATCGGATCATCGACGTCCGGCCCGCGGCATCAATCGCAGTCGGCGGGTTGGGGATCAGGTATAAGTGCAAGATTGGCGGGAAAGAAAAATTGCTGTTTTATGAACAGCCTCGATGGTTTGTGGAAGCGAAAAGCCCAGGTGTTTAGCCCGGGCTTTTTATGTAGTTTTAGATATCTTGATACTCTTTCAAACATTTCATAATCCGACACATATCGTCAACTCGTTCTGGATCCTGCTCAGACAACCATAAAACCGCATCCACTTCGGACGGGCTTATCTCCATCGATCCAATAATAGCAGTTATCTTTGATAGATTTTCTTCCATAATTTACTCCTTCAAATCGTTCTAACCCGCTGCATCCTGCCCTGTTGAGGTAATTAAAGCATTTTTCAAGCAGATAAGCAATATAATTGATTAATATTTACTGTTGAATTTTATTCATCAATAGGCGTATAATCGATATCATAAGGATAAATTGAGGAGGAGGAAAAATTGTGAGAAAAAGTATTCAAAGGTGTTTTTACGTGTTGGTGATATTGTCTGTACTGTTTGGAATAGCATCGTCTGGGGTTATGGCCAAAGAAGCATCTACTAACAGCGACTTTACATTTGGTGGTATAGGTGATGGCATCACCATTACTGGATATAATGGAAATGGCGGAGAAGTAGTGATACCAGAGGCGCTGGGTAAGACAAAAGTTGTGGCCATTGAGCGTGCAGCTTTTTCCCATTACGATGTAATAACTAGTGTTATCATTCCAGGTGGCATGACGTCTATCGGCGAAGAAGCATTCTACCATTGCGACGGATTGACAAATATAAAAATTCCTGATGGTGTGACTTTTATTGATAAATGCGCATTTGAACACTGTAGTAAATTGACTAGCATTACATTGCCGAAAGGCATAACGTCGATTAGCTCTTATACGTTTACGAATTGCAGCGGGTTAACTAGCATCGCAATTCCAGATGGTGTCACTTCCATTGGGTGGGCCGCTTTTTCATATTGTACGGGGTTAACTAGTATAGTAATCCCGGATAGTGTGACTTCTATTGATAATTCTGCATTTTATGGTCGCAACGAAAGTTTAGTTATTTATGGTGTTGAGGGTTCTTATGCAGAAATATACGCACGAGAACAAGGGATACGATTTTTGATTGATGAAAGCTTAAACAAGAAAATTCCAATCATTTCCTATCAGACCCATGTTCAAAATATTGGCTGGCAAGAAGATGTCCTGCAGGGGGGAATGTCTGGAACAGAAGGCATGGGATATAGACTTGAAAGTATCCGCATCAGTTTTGAAGATGATGCTAATTTCGATCTAGGCGTTGCCTACTACACTCACGTTGAGAATATTGGATGGCAGAATGAGGTTCGCAATGGTCAAACATCCGGGACGACGGATCTGGGGTTACGGCTGGAAGCGATTAAAATCAGACTGACTGGTGCTGATTCTGATAAATTCGACATCTACTATCAAGTCCACGCACAGAATTGCGGGTGGCTGGATTGGGCCAAGAATGGAGATGAAGCCGGAACTGCAGGCTTTGGGTATCGATTGGAAGCAATCAGAATCTCGATTGTACCTAAGGGAGATCCGGCACCAGGTGCAACATCGAGACCTTTTATTCAAATGCAATAAAAATTATAAGGGTTTAACATATACTGATTACTTTAAACAAAATTTTCAAAGAAAATACGCTATATAAGCACAGCTTTTTGATAAATAGCCCATATTTACGCTTTAATCCGTTTTTTCCATCACAGGTAATAAGTGACCCGTGATAACAGGATATCAAGTCATTTTCGTTGGTTATCTGGTGGTTTTATGGTATAATTCGATTAATCGCTCCAATCATGCTACTGATCCAAGCATAATCGAGGTTGGCCATAGAAAAACAATAGCATTATGAAATTTGCTTTCCGTTTTGCGGGACCGTATTAATGATATGGTCCTATTTTTGTGAAAAGAAAAAGGCACGGGAAAACCCGAACCTTAATTCTTGACACACGTTTCAATATTAACATTCACATTTGATTAATTTAGTATATAATAGTAGAGTAAAATTTTTAAAACAGTTAATTAGGAGAAATTTAAATAGATATGAGTAAAAAAACAAACAGCCGTAAACCTAAGATTATCAAAAGCTTTCTTATAAAAACCTTCGGATGCGCGAGTGTAAACCTAAAAATGATTCAGATACATGCTCATTAATGGCATATTGCTCGAATTTGCAGGCTGTTTCAATAATTTGAGAAAGAGGGGAATCGACCCTCTTTTTTTAGCTTTTTGGCTCGTTTTTAGCATATTTTATGTGTTTTTGGGCTCTAATTTGAATTAAGGCCCCGCTTTCAATCATGGCGTAAGCAACACGATCAGCAGTACATGTGCCGCAGCGGGTTAGCTTGCGAAGTTCCGCTCTATCAATAGACCCGTGCCGCTCAATATGCTTTAATATTGGCTCGTGGTATTGGTAAACCAGTGAATCAACCAAAGTGACAGTTTTGTTTTCTTCCCAGGTGAAATGGTGCTCCATTCCGTTTTTAAACAGCACCTTAATGGGTACACCGTCGCTGACTGTTATCTGAGATACCAATGCATTTGTTATTTCATGCAGGGCTTCAATTCCAATCCGTTTTACAAGGTCTTCATAATCATAGGTCTGTCCAGGGCCAAGCATCATCTTTTTAAAAAGAGTCATCCCGTTCAAAAATTCGGTGCCATCGTTTTTGCTTACCGCCTTATCGGCACCGTCTTTTTCGCTCAGTTTTATTTTTAAGGTTGCTATCTCAAGTTCGATTTCTGCTTTCTTCAAGACAAAATCTTTCTGACTCATCGAATCAGCTGAATATAGGTAAAGTTCTTGCAGTCGAACCAGGGCTGTTTCTTGTTTCTTCAACTCAGCTCCCAGGGGGTCGGATCGCTTAACGATCGATAGCTTTCTTTTGGTTTCAGGCTGGTACGGTGTTGTCTGTTCAACTGCCATGACTAAATAATTTTTAATAGCGACGATATCCTCATCAGGGATGTCTGCAACTCGGATAAACGGCACGCCACACAAAAGCATTTTGCGGATCGTCCCGATTCTCATTTTAGGGTGAATGACATGAGTAAGTTTATAATAATTTGACAGGTAATTGAAAACGAATGGGAGAAGGACAATGTCACCGACGCTTCCTTTGCATGATTCCCCATGATGATACCCGACGCACCGGTATCGGGAAGGGATTAACCCGTTTTTCCGGATCCGATCCGACCCAGCAATGTAATTCCTCCCGCACTCGCCGCAGAAAATTAGTCTTGAGAAAATGGAAGTTTTGACGCTCTCTCGCTGCTTTTGGCTATCGCCCTTATAGTTTGCTTCCAAAATCCCCTGGACTCGATTAAACTGACTGGCGAGCGGGTCTTATCCGTTATGATCGACCGGGCTTCTAAGGGAATGTGGAATGGAGCACGCTATCCTCTGGGTTATAACCAGGCGGATGGCGAAGACTTCCCTCAAATTGATGATGAAGAAGCAAAAACAGTTCAGTATATTTTTGATCTATATGAAGAACTACACTCATCGGTTAAAGTTGCCAGAGCGCTTAAAAAAGAAGGATTTAAAACCAAGCGCGATGGCGAGTGGCGATCTAAGACAATCGCCGACATCCTTAGAAATCCGTTTTACAAGGTCTTCATAATCATAGGTCTGTCCAGGGCCAAGCATCATCTTTTTAAAAAGAGTCATCCCGTTCAAAAATTCGGTGCCATCGTTTTTGCTTACCGCCTTATCGTCACCGTCTTTTTCGCTCAG